GGCTCTCACCGCTCAACCGAACCAAGGGCATGACGTCACCGCCATGTTACAAGTCCATTATATTTTTATAACCACGCAATGTCAACGGCATACCACAAAATCACACAATTTCACATAATTAGCGATGATCCCGTTTCTTGCCATGCTTTAAGATACCGCCATTTCACGCATAACGTGCATAATATCGGTTCTAAGGCGTTTTTATGCCAAACGTGATACAATAGTCATGTGGACGTCTGAAACGCCTGTGTGCGGTTGCCTGGTGTTGCCGTGTCCTTGCCTTGCCTTGGATTGTTGCTATACCCTCCCCATAGGGTAGACCAGGGGATCAGAGCAAAGGTGGGTGGGGGAAAAACACTCACACAACACACACAAAGGTTGCAAAAAGGGATAAAAAGTGCAAGAATAGAAATGAGGTGGTAGGAATGATGGAAATAGTGAGAGGATTGGAAACGTATGAAAATGAGATGGGAGTGCCGAGAGAGATAGTAGAGTTGGGGGAAAAGGCACAGATGGTAATGTATAATTATCTGGTGGGGGTCGAGGGGGAGAGTGGGAACAGTCGGGGAGATATAGTGATGTCGTATATGATGGCGGAAGAGGGGTGGGCGGAAATCGAAGAGCGGTTATTTGTAAGTGACGAAGGGGTTATGAAGAAACGAGACCCGATGTTGTATGCAAAGTGGGCGATGGAAGCGACGAGGTATTGGAATGCAAAGGGTCTTGATAAACATATAGAGAATTTTGAGAAAGTGCTGTTGGGGGGAGTTAGCAAAGAGAAGATGTTGAAGGACGCGATGTGGAGAGACGCTATGAGTGCGGAAGATTTGAGTTATCGAATGCAGAATAGGCGAGAGTATGTCAAGGTGAGTGGCATGGCACAGCAAAGTAACAACGTGGTGTTCAATGTGTACAAGCGTGGTGGCGGTGAAGAGAAGGCAAAGGCGATTAAGTCGGAGTTGGGAATTGACAGGTTCGATTTAAGCGATGTGATAGAAGATGAGTGAAGAGAGAGAGTTTGATATAAAAAAATTTAATAGCGACATACAGGAGATGTATGACGAGAATGTGAAGCACGGATACGAAGAAATAGTGAAGTCATTATTGACAACAGTGTCCGGGCAAGTTGATATATCGGAGAGAAAGAAACCACAGTATGCTATTGGGTCGCTAAACGATAAGGGGTATCCGACACAGCCAAAGATTAAAGAGATGATGAAACGGATACTTGATAGGACAGCGTGGATTAACGTGATAGAAGGTGGTGTCAGGGGTGGGAAGGACGTTTGGGGCATTTACTTCTATACCGAGTATTTGATGTTTTGCAGTGAAAAAATGCACTTGGTTCTTGGAGTGAGTTTAGAACACGCTTTGCTGACTGTGCTTCAAAGTAATGGATTTGGACTGTTATATACCATTCCGCATGGGAAGTTTATCAGGTCAAGTGTTGATGGTGCTCAACGTGGTGTCTATAAGTTTTTGGACGCTTACGGAATTGAGAAAGAGATACACTTTTACGGCAATTACAAACAGGACGATCATAAGAAGTTTCAAGGGTTCACGTTTGGGTCGGTGTATATCAATGAAGGTACTAACCAACATTTGAATGGTGTAAATGAAGCGGTTCAAAGAACAAGTGCGAGCAATGAGAAGTTGATCATTGTCACGCAAAACCCGAAAGGCACAGCAAATAGATTTTATACCGAGTTTGAAAAACCATTTTTGTTAGCACCTGATGAGATACGGTTTATCGAAGACTTGCAATCGAATGAATATGTGATTTCCAAGTATGAAGCCTACAAAGAGAAAGTGCTTGCGGAACAAAAGAAGGCACAGAAGCATTTGCTTAAGACGTTTTGTGCGGATAGAAACAGACCAAGTTTTGATTATCTTGATGAGCAAGACCAAGTGTTTATACAGAAGAAGTTGTATGACACTCAAATACATTATGATAAGTTGCTTGAAAAGACATTCTTGCACAAGTTCATGCCGGTTGATAAAGACGACCGATTTTATAAATTTTCCTTGCATAAGTTATTAAAGTATGAAAAAGGTGGAAATAATCCAAACAAGGTGTATAATGGGTATGATTATAACTACTTTCATTTCACAGTAGAAGACAATTTAGCAATGGACGATATGCAACGAGCGGATTTCAAAGCAAAGTATTCAAAGGGCAGTTCAGTATATGCACAGAGAGTAGATGGCGAGCGGAAAACGACAGATGGTGCAGTATTTTCCATGTTTTCGAGTAAAAATATCTTTGGTGGAGACATAAAAGACTTTAATTATGGGAAAACAAGACGTATAATGGCAGTTGATAAGGGATTAAGTCACCCATCAGGTATCATTGACGTTGAAGTTGACTATGAAACAGGCAAAGTATGGCAATTATGCGAGAATAAACTTACATTCCGTGATAAAAAGATAGAAAACAAGGGTCTTCACACCATTTATGAAGCAATTATTACAATGATACGAGCGAGAAGAAACAGGGAAATGCCGGACTTCATACTTGTAGACCCGAGTTCACCAGAGTTAATATCGTATTTAAGGCGAGAAGGACTTCCTGTAAGAGAAGCCGTCAATGACGTTTGGTCGCTTAAAGGCAAAAGAGACACCGCACATAAGTTGCAGGACAAGGACTTGATTGGGATTGAGTTGTTGCAAACGGCAATTTCTAAACTGAAATATATGGTTCACGAAAGCAATGTTGAGACAATATCACAGATTGAGAGTTACGAAGCAAACTTTGATGAAAAGACAGGCAGGGACAAGGTTGTAAAAACCAATGATGACATGGTTGACCCTGTGAGATATATTTTCAACACACTAATACGGGTAGGAATGTGGGAAGGAGTCAAAGATGGCGAAGAAGAGAATGAGTCCATCGGAGTTCAAGGAAATGATGGAACGCAAGAAGTCAAACGGGACTTGGCAAGACAATTTATTGAAGCCATCTATGGAGAAATCACAGGAGACTTCCCAACATCAGACGGCTCATCAGAATTTTTCGGAAATGACAATGGTGGATTCTTCAACAACTGAAATACACCCTTATGTTCCGAGAAGAATGTTAGACCAAGACTTGATGGACTATGCTTACAATGAGAAAGTCGCAAAGAACAATGATGGCAAAGTAACGTTTTTTGACAACACTATTCAGACACAGGCAAGTATCAATGCAATAGCAAGTCCAATACCAATGCAAAACAACAGACGTTCCATCACTTGGAATATTCCAAGATTGGATATGATATACAGGGTAAACCCGTATGTCAAAAGAGCAGTAAAGTGGATTTCATCACGTGCTTTGATTAAAGGAATTGACATCAGTTCGCAAGACGAAAAAGTGACGTCAAAGGAAATAGGTTCAACACAGGAAATACTGAACAAGTTATATGCACCGTTAAAAGAATTAGTAGAAAAAGGATTGGTGTATGGTGGTTCAGCAGGGTTAATCGTGTTGAAAGGTCGTTATAGCGAACAAGATTTTGAAAAACCTTTAATAATCAACAGCGTGAAGAAAGACGAGTTTCAAGGTATTAAGGTTTTATCAAGATGGTATCAGATTGAGCCAGCACTTGATAAGCCGTTGATTTCAGAGATTGGTGAAGAGTTTGGAATTACAGACCCGAACATGCTTGGCAAGCCTATGTATTATCGTGTCAATTTGAGCAACGGTTTACAAGGGTTTAGTGGGACAAATGCTAACAAGCCGTTAGGCAAGACAATGCTTGTTCATGTTAGTTGGTTGTTACTCTTTAACCCAAATATATTATCTCATATTGAGACGCAAGTTGAAAGGTATTGGAGTTCAAGTATTATCGAAACAGCGTATGTTGACCTTGAACGTCATGAGATGATTTGGTCAGCAACAACGAAGAGTGGAATTAAGAATAACCTTGGTGTTTTGAAGATTTACGGACTTGATTCAACCATTGTAAATGAGCATACAAGGGCAGTCATGAATGGCAAGATAGGCTTGATCAAAGAATCAAGCAACCATGGTGTTGTAGCGATTGGTGAGAAAGATGATTTCACATTTGCACAGTCGACATTGTCAGGAAATGAGAAAGTTCTTGATCAAAGCATGCGACAGTTGTCAAACGCACTTTCAACACCCATTAACATTTTGTTTCCAGACATCAAGAACTTTGATGAAGAAAGTTATTTGCAGTCTCTATACGAAGTGGAAGATATGCAAGGTTCACAGTTGAGACCGTTCTATGAAAGGTTGATACCGATTGCATTCCGTTCCCTTTATGGCAAAAAGATTAACCACTTCAAGTTTGACTTTAAGGCAATCATGACAATTTCGCAAGAAAAGAAAGCAATGGTCATGAACACCATGATGGAAGTTGTCGAGACGGCATACGAAGCAGGCTTCATACCACAAAAAGATGGTATCAAGATGTTGACTGACTTGCTTGATAATCCATCAAACATTTTCCACAACATCAGTAAAGATTACATTGAACAGGTTGAGAAAGGCGATGAAGACGGTAAGATTATTACAGCCAACACCGCCAAGATTGAACTTGCAAAGGAACTCAACCAATTCAGTGATAATAATAGTGGCGTTTCAGGGGTTGAACACCCAGACAGCAAAGATGGTGGCAAAAAAGGTGGAGACCCAACAAAAAGCAAGCGATTGTTTAAGAGAAACGTCATGAACAAAGAAAAAGGTCAGGAGTGAGCGTATGAAAGATTATACGATTGTCGGGTTTGCGGACGGACGTGCTAATTTCAGTTTTGAGATTAAGTTGTCGGAAAATCGAACGATTGATAAAGACACCGGTTATCTTTATTGCGACAATGCAATCTTTGGACACACAGGCGTCCAAGAGTATTACGGGTGGGAAGTCAACATGAAAGACAAAGATGTTGTCAAGGTTCACAGGTTTGCCGAAGACATCTTTACAGATGAAGCGATGGCGAGCATTGAGGGAAAATCAATCACCATGAGACACCCTGACGAGCCTGTCAACAGCAAGAATTACAAAGCATACGATGTTGGCACAATCCTAAAAGTATGGCGTGATGGCGATAACATCATGGGCAAGGTTGTCATTAAAGACATGGACGCTATCGAAGCAATTTTGGAAGAAAGGGCTGAATCACTATCGCTTGGTTATAGGGCAAAGATTGTCCCGATTGGCGATGGTTCAGAATATAAGCAAACGGACTTGCACATTAACCATCTTGCGATTGTCGCAGTTGGTCGTGCAAAGAATGCAAGACTTTCAGATGAACAACCTGAAAAGAAAGGAGTGAAGAAGATGGGATTATTTGATTGGTTAATCGGCAAAAGGATTAAGCCGAACGAAGATGGGAGTATCAACATTCTAAAAGATGAAGACCCTGTTGAGATTGAAGATACCAAGTATAAGACTGAACGCAAAACAGAAACAACGGAAGAACATGTTTACGACACCGAAACAGGAGAATCCACATCAAAAACTGAAACAACAACGGAAACCAAAGAAACCGTTGAAGATAATGAAAAGGAGACTAAAGAAACGCCTATGAATGACGAACAAATCCAAGCACTGAAAGACAGTGTGAGAGAAGAAATCCTTGCTGAAATCAAGAAAGCAAAACTTGAAGAAAAGCCAAACGTTTTCAAAGAAACAGAAACGCTGACACCAAAAATTGAAGATGAAGATGGCACGACAGTGTTACGGCTTGACTTTCAAAGAGACGAGAAATTGAAGAAAATCTACTATGACAAACTCACAAACCCAATGGCACATGGTGGCGACTTCAAAGCACTCGAAGCATTTGTAAAAAAAGCGACTTCAATGCAAGTTCGCTAAATAGAAGGAGAAGAAAAATATGGCACTATTTACTTACGGACAGGCAAAAGCAGTCACAGTCCAAAATCAGTGGTTGCCCGGTCGGTTTGCAACAGTGTGGGGCGTTAATCTCAACGCACCGGCAGTCAATCCAGATGGCATTGACATTGAATACGGCAAGATTGTTGGTTTGACACAATCAGGTCTTGGTTCAAATGCTTACACAGTTGCAGATGTAACGGCACAAACCACATCATTTGGGGTCATCGTCAGAACAACCGATGGTGGCATTGGCATGGAAGATGAATGGATTTCAAAACCGAGAACCAACACGCCGTTGTCAGTTTACTCATTGACAGACAACAACAACTACATTATTGCCGTTCCGGTATTGACAGGTCACAGTCCGGCAGTTGGCGGTCAGGTGTATGTCAATCATGAAGCGACCACAGTTGGTTCAGTTGAAACTGCTGATGACGCAGGGTCTGTTGCTTTGACAGGTTGGGTTTATGCTTCCACGGCATATCAACCAACAGCAGGTTCGGGCAAAGCAGTCCTTATTCAGCGGACACTTTAAGGAGAGAAGACAATGGCAGATAAAATCAGAGTAGAATCGACTCACAACTTTATTGACACTCTTCGACAAGCGGAATCACGCAAGATGACTGTTGCAGAACAAGTCATTATGTCGGAAAGTATGATTGAAGACCCAAGAGCAACCAAGATTTATGAAGCATTGCTTGGCGACTCTGGGCTTGACTTGCTCACACTTGAAGCAAGACGTCAGGCACTGTTTGCACAGCAAATGCAGAAATTGATTGGTGATGAAGCAGTCGGTTTGATCAAAGACAACGCACCACTTGGAGCGTTCTCAACCAACACGCTTGAAAGACTTGATATGAACGTTCGTATGCAGGCACTTCGGACATATGCAACACGTGATATTCCGATGGTTTATGGTGGCGGTGCGATTGAAAGTGTCAAGGGCTTCCGTGAAACATATCAGTTGCCAAAGGGTGGATTTATTGGTGGCGATACTAACCAAGTGCGTATTGTTGGGGTTGACTTTCATGCACAGTATGTTCCTGTCAAACCTTTGACATACGGTTTAAGACTTGGATTTGTTGACAGTTTGAAGAATGATACTCTTGGATTTGACGCTATCACCAAGATGGGCGAAGCCATTCAAAGAGCGTGGTTGCTTGACGTTGACCGTATCGGTTATGTCGGAACACGTGGCGAAGATGGAACGACTACTGACACGGCAGGTGCATATCGTGGTATCTTGAACCTTGAAAACGTTACTGTTACTGACCTTGAAACCACAACCGATTACACGCTTACAACCAAGAAACTTGAATTGATGGATATCAACACTGTCATTGAAGTCCTTATTGGGGAACTCAATGATGTGGCACAAGACCTTGATTGGAAAGCCGAACTTGTACCAAACAAAATCCTGTTTTACAAGGAACTCTTTGCTTGGTTGAACAAGACCGCTGAAAATGCAACAGGCACTCAAACACCGTTCAGGACTAACAAGTCAATTCTCCAAGAAGCACTTGATGGTTGGGCTGACTCTCAAAACTTTGATCGCATTTCAATGCAAATGCTTCCGTATCTATCAGACGACATTTCTGGTACAAAGGACGCAAGTATGGTGGCAAGCGGAACAAATTCAACAGGACGTATCGTGATTTATCGTCAAGACCCATATGTTGGCTATATGCCACTTCCTATGGACTTGACAGGCGGTGCAACCGTGTTTGATATCAACACCAACGCTTTCCGCAGAAATTACATTGCGTTTGTCGGTTACTACTTGAGTTTTTACACGGAAACTTTCCGTTATATTGACAACGGAACTACCGAAGCCGAAGTATCCGATGAAATGCAAGATTTGATTGATGGAACTTCGATGACGCTTTCAGTTTCAGGAAATAACATCACTCATGTTGCAACATATCCTGACACTATTGACGCAAGC